TATTACGTGTCGTGAGAGACACTAGGATTAGACTTACGTGTAATCTACAATTAACGAGTCTTACGTAACACTGCATCGTAACAGCAGTAATCTACTATCAAACCGCGATAAAAGACAACGGCTGTTTTGTATAAGAGAAAGATACTGCAACGTTTCTTTCCGTTCTCCGTCCAAGTTACCTTGTATTTTGCCATAATAGTCTCCTGTCACGAGACAATCAGAGAGCACTAATATTAGTAGTATTATACACTTCCGCGCCTAGGCCGGAGAGTCAGTATAATACACCGACAGCGTATTAAGCTATTAACTAGGCAGCGCTTATCTGCCTTGCCGTGTATTCACTCAAGCGCACGGCTACGCCTATTCCGGGTGAAAACCCTTAGCCAGCCAGCTTGTAACTTTCAGCCGCCGGACAACCGTATATATAGCAACCGTAATGCCAGTGCCATATACAATATATTGTGGCCGCCCCGTTAGCGGCTACTATTACTAGTGTTAACAGAATTGCACAGTGCCTGATTACCTGACTTTTGTTCGCTGAGAGGTTGACTTTTACATTACTATACAGAACTTCACATAATTTCACATGTGAAATTTTGCACGGGTAATTGAAGAAATGTGCAGTTTTATGCAAAAGTTTACAGTATTGCACGCAATTATATATCACACGTATGCACACCCCTGCACACTATTACCTCCTACTGCACAAAACTGCGCGGAGATTGACCAATTATCTGGGATCGGGGTAACAAGAAATATTAATCTATAATAAAGAGTCTCATATGATGGTCCCATCCAATAGATTAGTGTATAATACACAAGTAATAAATGGTTTTCCAACTTAACCATAAAATGTGAAGATTTCAGAGTTTGAAAGTTTCAACACCTGACGTAGGAAACATTAGAGTTTCGAACCAAGCGAAGCCTTGACAGCCGCAACTGACCGTGCTACGCTCGACCATCGCCCGAAAACCGATTTAGATTAAGTTGTTAGGATTTTTGTTTATGATTCTAGATGAACAAGAAGTAAAAGATAGATTTGAGTCTCCTATGAATTTATTGCATAGGCTTAGATCGACAACTAGACAAAAGACTGTTGATTCTAATGGTAATCCAGTTAATATAATTCCAAGCCTTCCACCTACATCAGAACAGGTTATTGAAGATTTGGAAGAGAAGCTGGCGTATGGAAGTATTAAATCCAAAGCTGCTGGAATTATGATTAAGGCTATGGATGAATTGAATGCGCGATTGCCGGAAATTCAACGTCCTGAGAAGCTTGCAGCGATAGCGGCTGATATGAGTAAAGTAGTTAATGCTGCTAATGAAGATAACAATAAAAATAAAAATGGTGGTAATCAATTCATCATATACAGTCCGCAGTTTATTGAAGAGAAGTCACTAGAAGTCATATACGCTCGTGAATGAAAGATAAGTAATTGTGATTAGCACACCAATTATGATTGTAGCAATCTCCATTATCTTGCTTGGAGCATTTGCTGTTTTGATCGTTGGTGGTTGCTATTCACTTGGTGATGATGAATACGACGAATTACCTGAAACTCGAAACGAAGAAGATATTAGGTTCTGGTAACTTGACAGTTAAGGTTATAAAACAATGCCTGTAACCAAATCTTTGACGATTGGCCCTGCACATAATATTCTACAGAACGTAGAGTATGCACTACCTTCAATCACTGTAAGAGTACATTCACTAGCCGCTGTCGAAATATCCGTAGATGGAACGGCTTGGGATGCACTTACAAATGCAGAGACAGTTGGTGCAGAAGCTGGTTCAGTATTTCTACGTTGTCCAGGTGGTAATACAACTGTAGTACTAAGACACGTATAGTACAGACATAAACATAGACAGATTATAAACATATGAATGTAATGCCAACAGTTAAATTAAGTGGAGCCGATTTCTTCTTGAATGAGGACGGCTCCGAATTTCATTATGTTGGCATGTCCGATTTCGGCTTATGGAAACGTTTCAATATGGACAATGGCCCAGAAGCTTTAGTAAGGCCAATCCTTATTGAACGTAGACAGATTGCAGACTTAGCCGGTTACAGAGGGCCAATAGTATTAAGAGTATTTAGATATTCCCATCCAGATAATCCATTCGGTTTGTTACCTAGCCAATCTGATTTCTCCAAGATTAATTCTTTCTTGGATATGTGTGCTGAGTATAACTTCTATGTAGACTTTACATGTGGAGATTCTCAGCATGTGCTACCAAACGTAATTGACCAACAAAATTGGCTGAATCAATTCACTAATAATGTTCAAAGATTCTGTTTCATGGAGACGTGTAACGAGCCGTTTAAAAATGGTGAGTTACCACAAAACGGAGTCAAACCTGCTTCATCTGTTTATTATCTGCGTGATAGTGGTAATTATATAAATGTTACTAATACTATACCTTGGGAATATAAGTATGATTTGGATTTTATTTCATATCATGGAACTAGAAGTAGTGATTTAGGTCCAAGATTTCCTAAATGGCTATGGGATATGACGGCTCAGGCTGCAACACTTAGGCATAAGGTTGGCAGGCCACTAGTATTAAAAGAGCCAATTGGATTCCATTCAATTAATCAGCCTGGACGTAGATACAACGATACGTATCTTGCTAAGTGTTTAGGTGCTTTAATCCTGTATTGTGGTCAGTGTTTTCATTCCCAGCTTGGACTGCAGTCTGACGGCTTTGACGATTCTCATAAAGAAGCAGCATTTCAGTACTTTGCTGGTGTTGCAGGAGCACTAAGATGATTACTTTGCTTTTGACGTTGATTATCATCGGCGTAGCTCTTTACTTGGTTGAGACTTATATTCCAATGTCTCCACCTATTAAGACTGTAATTCGTGTAATCGTAGTTGTGATTCTAATTCTTTGGTTGCTTCGTGTCTTTGGTGTATCGGATGTTCCAGTCATACAATTACGATAAGCACGACAGGTATAGAAAGAATGATCCCAGATTAAGTGCAAAACTTGCCGTTGGTTTGGCAATGTTTCTTTCTGGTCTTGGTACTCAATTAGCGGCTACGAATGATTGGGGTGAACTGTTAACACCGGCTTTCGTTTCTGGTTTTATTATTCAGATTTCTGGTTTTATTTTATCAGTATGGGGTGGCATAGAAACTAAACAGCCACGTTCTACATATAAGAGAACAAGGAGCACAGATAATGAAATTCCTGACTAAACTTGGACAGATTGTAGCTAAGGTTACTCAGATAGCTACAGGTATTGCTCCTTTATTTCCACAGTATGATAAAGAGACAGGACGTATCGTAGATACATTGAATGGTATCGCTGCAGTTGTAATGAATGTTGAAGTATTTGGTACTGTTCTGAATACTCCTGGTGAGGATAAACTAAAAGCCGCTACTCCGGCCGTAGCGCAGATTATGCTATCATCTGATCTTCTAGTTGGTAAGAAGATTAAAGATGCAGCTTTATTCAAGACTGGCGTTGAGAAGGTGACGGCTGGAATGGCTGACATTCTCAACTCAATTAAAGAAGAAGAAATCGGCTCAACTGACATTAGCTAGTTCTAACTGGAGTTAAAGATGAAAGTTGCAAACGTTACAATTACTGGATTTATCGGACCTGGAAATGAAGTAACGTCTTTGTTATTATCCAACTGTTCAAAGGTTACTTTTGATTTTGGTCGTAACATTATTGCTGTGACAAAGCAAGATGGAAGTATTGCTGACTTTGATTATGACGATACGGCGACAGTAACATTTACAATCTCTGGCGATACGGCTACAATTACAATCTCTAACTAATTTAATGGCTTTCGATAAAGACTTCTGGAAACCTAATCGAAAACAGGAGCAGTTTCTAGCTATTCCTGTTTCGATTAAGGAAGCCTTCTATGGTGGAGGCGCTGGAAGTGGTAAGTCTGACGTATTACTTGTTTATGGACTTGTGCATCGTTGGCATGAGAATCCAATGTTTAAACAAGTATTTATGCGTCGGACTTACAAAGATTTAAAGAAAGAGATTGTAGGCAGGAGTAGAGAGATTTATTCTAGATTTGGTGCAACTTACAACGGCACCGATATGATTTGGACATTCCCAAGAGAGGACCAGTATGGGGCTGGCATTAGGGGTAATGCCGGTGCTCAAATCTTCCTCGGTCATTGTGAATTAGAGAAGGATGTCCATAATTACGATTCAATGGAAATTAGTTTATTTACTCCTGACGAGCTTACTAATAGTACTGAATACATATATCTATATATTGCTTTTGAACGCAATCGAGCACCGAAAGGATCCGGATTACCTAGTATTACTCGCGCTGCTGGTATGCCAGGTGGCGTTGGTCATACTTTTGTTAAAAAGAGATTTGTAGATCCATATCCTAAAGGTGGGAAGGTCATTGTTGGTAAGGGCGGTAATAAGCGTATTTATATTCACGCCACCCTAGAAGATAATAAAGATAATATTGATCCTACTTATGCAACAAGTCTAGCCGGTCGTCCAGAAGCTGATAAAAAAGCAAAGCTGTATGGAGATTGGTCAGCTTATCTTGGACAAGTCTTTGATGAGTTTAGAGATAAACACTATCCGGACGAGCCGCCAAATGCACTTCATGTAATACCTCCATTTGAAATCCCTGATTGGTGGCCAAGATTTATTGTTGGTGATTGGGGATTTGCGGCTATGACTTACATTGGATGGTATGCAGTATCACCATCTAGGAGACTA